CTGGCACTCCCCGCTCATGGAGAGCAGAAAAGGTGCCTTGCCTGTGCGCTGTGCGAAAGCGGCAGGTCGAAGATTACAGTTTAATGCGGCTGATCCCGGCCAATCATAAAGTTTAACGGTTCCGACTGACGACACCAGCGGAGGGATTGAGATGTACCGTGATTTTCTGCGGCAAGTGTAGCACCGTAAGGACGAGAGGCGAGGACGTGGAGACTTGAGGTTCGGGCTGCCCAGGGGCAAGGCCCGAGTGTATCGGAGTAGCGGAGCCTCTTGCCGTAGATCATTGTGAAAACTTTTGGTTATGTTGCCATAGCTCAGATGGTAGAGCGTCGGGATAAAGGCGGAAGTACAACGCCTCCGAAGGGCGTCGGTTCGAGTCCGACTGGCGGCACCACGGGCGAAAGCCCGACGTATTTTCCATTGGATAGCTCCTTGACGGCCCGGAAAGACGGGAAGTGCCGGTCGGTCTGACCAACCGATTGGGGCGAAAGAACCCTGCCCATGTGCCGACAGCTGCGTCCCTACGCGGAAAAAGCATGGGCGGGGCCAATCTTTTGTGCAGTTTTCACAGCGGGGTATCGGTTTTTCCCGAGGGCGAGACTTTTGCCCCTTGTAAAAAAAGCACAAAAACACCCCAAAAAGGAGGCGTCGAGCGTGGCTGTCACCTGTTCGATCAAAGACTACAACGCGATCCAGAAAAAGATCGACGGACTGGGCAAAAAATCGGAGACCGTGATGAAACGCACCCTTTCCGATATGAAAAGCCGCGTCCCCGGATGGATCGCCACAGAGGTCTCCAGTAAATACGGCGTCAAAAAGGGCGAGATCAACAGCGGCACCATCGGTTCGGTCAAAGTCAAGGGCGACACCGTGGAGACCGTACAGATCATTTACAAAGGCCGCGTCCTTACACCGACCCATTTTGGAATGACCCCCAAGGCTCCGGGCAAGGGAGCCTATACTCTGAAAGCTGCTGTCATTCGAGGGCAAAAGACCGAGCTGGGCAAGGTCAAAAAGCTCACCAAGAAACAGCGGAAAAATATCGGTAAAAACTTTACACGATCCGGCACAAAGACCTCTGACCATTCCCCCATCATGCTGATGCCTACGGGCGGCACATACATCCCCTTCCAGCGTAAGAGTACAAACAGATCTGATGTGGAAGCTATCAAGACTGTATCCCTTCCGCAGATGGTGAGCAGTGAGCGCACAAAGCCCGGTATTGATAAGGCTATCAGTGAGAACCTGGGGAAGCGGCTGGACCACCACATGAAGCTGCTGCATAGATAGCGGCAGCATATATGGGAGTAAGGAGGGCATGACCTCCACACTCTCCACTGGCAAGTAGGCAAAGCCATGATACCTACAATGAGTGGCCTCCAAGTGGGGGCCAAGTATACACCGCATGGTGGCAAGCGTATATATAAACAATAGCGGGGAGAGCAGTCCATAGTATGGGCGGCTCTCTCTTTGCATTGGATAAAGGAAAGGAAGGGCAGCGCATCCTCTGTCCTTTGTTCCCTCTCTCAATGAGATCGAGCATGAATAAAACAGAAAATAAAATATTTTTGTTTGAATGGATGAAACACAAAAAATATTTTTGCCGTAGGTTCTTCTGGCGACAAAAAACATCTGTGGTGCTGGCGAGCCCAAAAAACAGCCAGTCACAGAGATTTTTTTTCGGGGCGTTTCGTTACGAATTGCCAAAAGTCATACGGGAAAAAGCACAAAACCTCACAAACAAACACGGAAGAAAGGGGGCGCTGGTAGGTGGCAAATGACCAGCAACTCTGCGATGCAAAATACATCGCGAACCTGTTCGGCGTCTCCGTCAGACGTGTGCAGCAGTACACACAGGATGGCGTCATCAGCACCGTGGAGACCAATGGCCGGCGAAAGTACGACCTGGTCAAAACAGTGCAGGACTATGTGAACTACTGGAAAGCAAAAGCGACAAATCAAGAGAAGTCCCAAGAGGACTCGCGAAATGAGAGCGACAAACTGAACGCGGAAGTTCGGCTGAAAAATGCAAAGGCAGAGATGGCCGAGCTTGAACTGGAAGAGCTTCGCGGAACACTGCACAGCGCGGAGGATGTAGAGGCTGTCATGAGCGACCACGTCCTGCTGATCCGCTCCATGCTCCTGGCGATGCCCGGTCGTCTGGCGGTGGACGTTTGCAACGCAAAGACCCCGGCAGAAGCGGCGGACATCGTCAAGAAAGAGTGCAGCGCCATGCTGGAACAGCTGGCCGACTATGAGTATGACCCCGACGTATACCAGCGGCGCGTGAGGGAGCGATATGGCTGGGATGAACGGACGGACGGGGTGAGCGAGGATGACCAGTAACATCAACCGCACCGTCCGACGCATCTTTTCCAAGTACAGCCCGCCCGAGGACATCACTGTCAGCCAATGGGCGGCAAAGTACAGAGTCTTGTCCCGCGAAAACGCAGCGGAGGCCGGACACTGGCGAAACAGCCGCACCCCTTATCTGGTGGAGCCGATGGATGCTTTCACCGATCCCAAGGTGAAAAAGATCACGCTGGTCTCTTCCTCGCAGGTGGGCAAGTCGGAGCTGTTAAACAACACCCTCGGCTATATCATCCACCAGGACCCGGCAAGCACCCTTTTCGTGCAGCCCACGGTGGACGATGCCAAAAAGTTCTCACGTTTGCGTATCGCGCCTATGATCCGAGATACCGAACCTCTGCGGGAGCGGGTGGCGGATGTAAAGAGCCGCGATAGCGGAAACACCATGCTGCAAAAGCAATTTCCCGGCGGTATGTTGACCATGGTCGGCTCCAACAGCCCCAGCGGTCTGGCATCAACGCCGTGTAAATACGTCCTTGGCGACGAAAGAGACCGCTGGGCACTGTCAGCCGGTACAGAGGGCGACCCCTGGAAACTGGCAGAAGCCCGAACGACCACTTTTTACAATGCGAAAATGGTGGACGTGTCCACCCCGACCATAAAAGGAGCGAGCGCTATTGAGAAGAGCTACAACGCCGGCACCCGTGAGCACTGGTGCCATCAATGCCCCGACTGCGGGGAATGGGTAGAGATCTGCTTTAACGACTTCAAGTTCGATCATGAGGTCGTGAAGCAGGGCCGGAAAAAAGACTATTTCGTCAGATCCACCAGCTGGTGCTGTCCCCGCTGCGGCACCGTCCACAGCGAGGAAGAGATGCGGGCGGCTCCTGCAAAGTGGATCGCAGAGAACCCGGAGGCGCTGAAAAACGGCCACCGCAGTTTCAAACTGTCGGCCTTTGCTTCGCCCTGGGTGCCCTGGGAGAGTATCGCCTATAAGTTTCTGACCTCCAAGGACGATCCGGCACAGCTGCAAACCTTCTACAACACCGTGCTGGGTGACTGGTGGGAGGATCGCGGCGAGACCATCGACAACGAGGACGCCCTTGCCCGACGTGAGGACTACGGCGCCCGCGACGACGGCAGCCCTGTGGAGCTGCCCGAGGGCGTGCTGGTGCTGACCTGCGGCGTGGATACCCAAAACGACCGCCTGGAATATGAGGTCGTCGGCCATGGTTTCTATGGTGAGACCTGGGGCATCAAGAAGGGCATCTGCATGGGCGATCCCAACACCCCGGTGCCATGGGAGCGTCTGGACGATGTGATCGACCACACCTACCGATACAAGGACGGGCGCGGGCTGATGATCTCGCTGACCTTTGTGGACAGCGGCGGCCTGCGTACCCAGGACGTATATGCACAGTGCAGAGCGCGGCAAGGAAAGCGCGTCTTTGCCATCAAGGGCCAGGGCGGCGACGGCGTGCCGTTCACCCGCCCGCCCACCAAGATCAAGCAAGTCATCAACGGCAGAGCCGTGGGTCAGCTCTGGCTTTACAGCCTGGGCGTAGACGCCGGCAAGGCCGACATCATGAGCAACATCCGGGTGCAGGAACCCGGCCCGAAATACTGCCATTTCCCGATGGACAACAGCCGGGGGTATGATAGCCGGTATTTTGAGGGACTGCTCTCCGAAAAGCTGGTGCGAAAGACGGTAAACGGACGCACCAAGCTGGCGTGGGAGAAGATCGCCGAACATATCCGAAATGAGCCGCTGGACTGCCGCGTG